GGCAGATTGCTGCTTCTTGAGACCGTCCACAAGGCCCTGTGCGGAGTCTACAGCCGCCTGATACAGCGCACTGGATGCAGACTTTCCTAGGGCCGCAGCAGCCGTGTCAAGCTGCTTGTCGAGGCTGTTGATCTGGTCGACACTGGTCTTACCGCCAGCCAGAAGTTCCTGAGCGAACGGAAGAGAAGTGGTTCCCTCACTGAGCAACTGCTTGTAGGCATCATCGCTCAGACCCATCTTGCGGAGACGCGCAAGAACGTTGGAGAACTCCTTGGTGTCTTCGATCTGCTTCTGAATACTGTCGACATAGTCAGCGACCGTAGTCGTGTCAGTAATATCAGGAAGCGTTTCGAATTGCGTTGTGATGCTCGCGTTGTAGTCATCGCGCGTCTTCTTCGCGTTGGCAAGAGCATCGTTCGCATTAGTGATTTTGGTCGTAAGAGTGTCGTACTGAGTTGAGAGCTTTGTGAGCTCTACACGCTCATCGCTAAGCTTCTTCGTGAGTGTTGTGAATGCGGCTTGTTCGCCGTTGTACTCACTTTGTGCCTGAGCAAGTGCGTCAGTGGTCTCCTTGATCGCCTTGGTGTCCTTGTTGCGGGCACTAGTAAGCGACTTAAGACGGTCTTCAAGGGTTTGCACTTTCTGAGCAGAAGCTTGCATTGCTTCAGAAAGTTGGCTCTGCATGGCGTTAAGAGCGGTCGTTACCTGGCCCTTACCGCCGACGAGTCCCTTCGCGAAACCTTCGTTGACCGATTCACCGATCTTGACGAACTCCTTTGAAGGGGAGTTGATGTCAAGAACACCCTTTGCTGCGTCGATAGCGCTCTTCGCGATACTGGCAGCCTTATCGGCGATTGTGCCGATACCGGAAGCAAGGCCCTTGGCCATACCTTCGATGATTGCAGTACCGAGATTCGCGCCTGCTTCGCCCATTGCCGCGGAGTTATCGTTGATTGCTTTGGCAACACCATTGATGAACTTGACAATGAGATTAGCGCCAGCCTGGATAACCTTAGGCAAGTTATCAGCAATTGCATTGATGAAATTCACGACAACCTTGGTGGCTGCCGTAACCATCTTGCCTACGTTATTGGCGATACCTGTGAGAATACCCGTGATTAGTCGAAGACCAGCGTCGACCATCTTGGGCACGTAGTTCGCTAGCTGTTGTAGCAATGCTGTAAGAAGCTTGAGAAGCGTTGATGTGATCTTAGGCGTCATGGTTCCTATCGCTGTTATGAGCGAATTTAGAACCGTCGTGATTGCCTTGGTTATTGCCGGACCGGCTGTAGATATAACCTTGGCGAACGCGATAACGCCTTGGCCTATTTCCGTCATCACCTTAGGTATTAGCCCAATTAGAGACGTCACAATGAGCACAATTGCGGCTGCGCCTGCAGCGCCAGAGATGCTCAGAGCAGTAAGACCAGCCGAGAACAGGAGAAGACCAGCTCCGGCCGATAGCATTCCCAAACCAAGAAGCAGAATTGCTGCACCGAGTCCTATGAGAACCGGAACAATTGGTGCTAGCAAAATACCCGCGGCGCCAATTACAACGAAGACGCCGGCGAGCATCAAAAGACCCTTGCCGATTTCTTCCCATGACATTTGTCCGAACGCCATAAGAACAGGCGCCAGAATAAGAAGAGCACCAGCCACCACAAGCAGAGCCGCAGCGCCAGGTAGAGCTTCCGTCATGAGTATGACGGCTACTGCGATAATCCCAAGAGCGCCGGCAAGAGTTACCAGACCCTTGGCTATCTCCCCCCAACTCATTCCAGCCATGTCCTGCAATGCCGTGCTGATCAACCCAAGGGAGGAAGCAACAATGAGAATTGCAGCGGCGGAGAGCAATGACGAAGGAGGAAGAATATAGAGAGCAGCCGCAATAAGAACGAGGGCACCAGCAAGAATCGTAAGACCCTTACCGATTTCTTCCCAACTCATTGTGGCCATGTTTTTTACGGCGTCGGCGATCAACCCAAGGGAAGATGCGACGATCAGAACACCCGCTGCAGACAGAGCCGCAGTCGGTGGAATCAAATATAGAGCCGCGCCAATCAGCAGAAGACCACCGGCCATAGCCGAGAGACCCTTGCCGATTTCAGTCCATGAGAAAGTGGAGAAATCCTTCATCGCACTGGCAAGAATCTTCATAGCTGTAGCCAGAAGAATAATTCCCGCGCCTTGTAGAACTCCGGCCTTACCTGCTTCGGAGAACTTGGTGAACAACGCCAGACTTGCGAGGAGCACACCTACGCTGACAAGTCCCTTGGCCAACTCTTGCCAACTTAGACCGGAAAGATCCGTCACAGCAGAGACAAGAATGTTGATGGCCGCAGCGAGAGCGATCAACCCAAGACCGGTTGAGATCATTCCCGATGCAGGAGGCATCAATTTCATTGCGCCTGTGAGGGCAGCAATAAGAACTGTGACACCGGTCAAACCCTTAGACAGTTGATTCCAGTCAAGACCAGCCAGATTCTTGACAGCTATCGTCAGAAGATCCACAGCGGTAGCGAGAAGGATCATGGCCCCTGCGACCAAGATCATCTTGCCAAAGCCAGCACCACCGACGAATTTATTGAATACAGCCATCGACGCGAACAACTGAGTGAACATAACGGCCATGGCCGTAAGAGCTCGCTTCAGATCATCCGAGTTTATCTTGGACAATGCCACAACAGAGATCGTCAAGATTCCGATGGCTGTTGCGATCTCAAGGAGAATCGTAGCCTTCAGAACTTGCTGCATGGTTTTCAGGGTATTCGTCAACTCGTCGAAAGACTCACGAATTCCACTGAATACACCACTGATTCCACTGTCGTCATTCCTGAATTTAGTCAGGAAATTCTTCAACAGAAGCAGAAGAGTAGCAAATAGCCCGGTGTTAATTGTGTCCAGAATATGACTGGTGTCGATGCCAGAGAAAGCAGACGTGATAGACGTCCCCAGTCTACTGAAGAACGCCATAGCCTTGTCTACGAGAGGTCCGACATGGCCAAGAATTTCGTCGAGAATTTGTGCGAGATGATCCCCGCCAGAAGTTATCGAATCAATCAAACGACCGAGAGGGTTGAGCTTCTCAGTAACTCCAGTGACAGATTTAGCCGCATTATCGCCATTGAAGTTGTCGAACAAAGAACCTATGCGTGAAGCCAGAACCTGAATAAGTTTGATCGGAATGGCTAGAATGTTACCAAGTCGTTCGAAGAACGTGGTAAGTCCAGTGCCTTCGTCAACCGCCTTGTGCAAAGCAACAAGGAAGTCTCCTATTTTGGCTGTTACGCCAAGGAAACCTCCAGAGCCCTCTGTCGCAGTACTGAACAGGCTTGCGAGAGTCTTTGCGACTCCCTTGACGATGTCCCATCCGATACCAAGAATCGCAAAGAATCCGGCGAAAGTCCTCCGGAGGTTTTCTGCGGTTTGAGGACCTAGCTTGAGCCTCTCCATGAAGTCACGGAAGTTGACCGTGAGATCGTAAAGCTGCTTTCCGGTAGTTGCCGGGAAGATTTCACGGAAGGCATCCTTGATCGGCTTGATAACCGAGATGAGAGCATAAAAGGCTTTGGAAATTCCGTCGATCAGTGCTGTGCGACCGCCGAGAGCTTTCCAGTCGCCGAGTACCTTGTTGCGAGCATTGCTGGATTCACTTACAAATCCGCCAAGAACATTGTTGACATTTGTGAATAGCGTTTTGGCTTCGTCGAAATCGCCGAACAGAATTTGCCAAGTCTTGGTCCAGCCAGATCCAACAGCTTCTTGCAATGTGCTGATGAGCTGAGAGAACGTCTTGATCTTGGTGGCTGCATCCTGAGCGGTTTTACCCATCTTTAGAATTCCGGCGATCTGTTCATCGTTGTAACCCATGGCCTTGAGTTGCTTGGTCGTTAGGTCACCGGTGAATTTGTTCAAAGTCTCGGTCAGAATACTGGAAGTAAGCCAACCAGTTTGAAGAGAGTCTCGGAAGCTGCCTTCATCCTTGATGATCTTGTCTACTGCTACGCCATGGGCACGAGCAGTTTCTTCAAGAGATTGCTGGAAGACCTTACCGCCCATGCCGGCATTGACAACGGAGTTCCAGTCCATAAGCGAGACCTTGCCCGCGGCCAGAGCCTGGGACAATTGGTACATCGCCGTAGAAGCCTGTTCGGAATTGGAACCCGAAACGGCAGCCAGGTTAGCGATTCCCTTGATGGCTGAAACAGAAGCGTCTAGCCCAACGCCTGCAGCAGTGAATGTTCCAACGTTCTTGGCCATTTCCGAGAAGTTGTAAATGGTCTTATCGGAATAGGTGTTGAGATTGTTAAGAGCCGAGTTGACTTGATCAAGGCCCTTCTTCCCCTCAAGCCCTGTATTTGCCAGAACCGTTTGAATGGCATTCAGGTTTGTCTCATACTCGTGGAAACCAGCTATGATCGGACCAAAGCTGAAAGAGTTGACAAGCTGAGCTCCGGCAGAAACAGCTCTTTGCGTGATTGACGCTAGAGCTGTAATTCCGACCACAGACATTGCGCGAAATTTGCTGGCGATGCTCTCTACGCCGGATGCTATACCACTGAGAGAGACGCCCTTGGCGGCACTACTAACGTCAGTAAGACCCTTGGTAGCTCCCTCAAGCTTCAAGCCTTTAGTGAGCTTGTCAAGCGAGGAAAGGGTCGTTGATATGCCTTGTTCGAACTGACGATTGTCGAACACCATTTGGACGACGCGCTCATCGATACTACTCATCCGGAGATCACCGCCTTCCATATGTCGTCTGCAATTTTGTCAAACACGGGTCGCATTGCTGGATTGATAAAGTCGTATCCAGCTACGTAGCCTCCGGTGCCAGTTCCATGCCCGTATTGAAGCATGATCACGACAGGAAACCCGTTTTCAACGTCGGAGTTCGTCCAAATAATTGTGTAAATTCCGCCGGTGCTAGAAACTTCGAAGCCCCACGAATGCGCAGCCAAACCAGTTTCTATTGGAGTTACACGTGAAAGAGCATTAACTCCTTCTTGCGCGCTTGCCCTCAACAAACCAAGAATATCCAATTTGGACACTCGCTTGAGAAAGGCCTCCGTCTTTTCGAAGGAGCCTGTTACTTTTACTGTTATCATTTCGGCCCCTTCTGGTCGTTAAGCCAGACCAGAAATCTTTCGTCCGACATCGAAAGTAGTCTGGTTTGCTACACGAATTTGATCGAAAGTCTGGAAGTAGAGCCTGAGAGCGTATGCTTCATCTGGAGTGTATTGAAAATCAGTCACCAGAGGATCGTTCTCACCATCACTCGGGTTATTGTCCAACCATGCATTGATCGTTTCGATCTTCGCAAATGCCATACGAAGACCTACGACTGCTTCAGCACTCTTCCCATCGAGAATGCTCTTGTTGATTTCATACCCGAGCATTCAAACTCCTTGATCTAGAATCCGGTAAGCGGGTAACTAGCGCAGAATTCCACCGTAGTTGGCTGAGAAGAAAGACCACCAGAACCAGCCACGATAGATCCGTCTGTAAGGATACCAAATACAGCAGGGCGAGTGGCCGCACCATAAGCACCACCACGGACGTTCACCGCAGGGCGATATGCGGTAGGAATTGCTCCGGCATTCGCGATGGTCATGACGGTGGCTGAAGTAAAGGTTCCGTTTGCGCCACCTCGGAAATATACAACGCCACCCTTGACTCTGTATGCCAGCTGAGTGATGCCAGTTGCGTTATAACCGGAAGCGTAACTGATGCTGACCCAGTCGGTATCGCCGGCGATCGTGACCCAGTTGGACCATCCGCTTGCCGTGTTTGCAGTTCTCTGCCACAGCTCTGTGCTTGCGCCTGTGCCGCCCTGATGCTTGATCCACTGCTGCTTCGTGAAGTCATTTGCGACATCGCGATATGTGAGAACTTCTCCGGCCTTACCAGTGAAGTCCCAAGAACCTGAAGTAGCGGTTGTGTAGTAAAGACGCGATGATCCAGACGGATAACTTGTGTGCGCTGTGGTTTGCGCAAAGCTTGCGGCGACCAAATTGTTTGCGATGGAGATCTGCTGCCAAGAAGTCCAACCACCGCCACCACTGGTGCTGTTGTAGATTCGAATCCATGCCAAAACAGGCGTCGTTCCACCTGAATTCGAATAAAATGTTTGCACACACCGGTCTGTCGCGACGTTGTGAGTTACAACAGATCCGAGACCAGAATTAATCGACCAACCGGATCCAGTTACGAGTGGCATAAATGAAACACCACTGGGGTATGAAGAAGGAGTAGCACTTTCGGCAACAAGGGCAATGACAGTGGCCTTGAGAGCTGAAGAAAGACCAGCAGGAGTAACAGCACGAACGGTGTCGGCAAGAGCAGCGGTTTCTGTTCCGGTAGCTAGTTCGACAATACCCGAAGCTATAGTGCTTGCTGCCGGAACGGCCGTCGCAATATCGCCAGCATCAATTTCTGTGCTGTCGAACTGGGTGAGGATGAGGTGGCCTGAACCATCGATTTCTCCGCTCACAACTGTCCGTGCTTCGATGTCAAGCATTCTATCGGCTGTCAAGCCGGTGATGGTAGCCACGTGACCACCTTTCTATGTAGAACTGATGGTGTAGCTGTCGTCATCAATGAATACTGCAGTCGATGCTGTGATGGCGAAAGTCGTTTCGTCCAGCATGCGAATGACGTCGAATGGAGCAGTAGCAGTCCACGTTCCATCGCCATTGTCTACAATAGTCAGCGTGGATATGGTGTCGAAGATTTCGATAAGCTCACTGAAGGCCGGAATTCTCGCAGGATCCGAATCGGTTCCGTAAAGAACATCCTCTACAAGTGAAAGAATTGATGGATCTGTAGATCGCGAATCGATCACAACATGCGCCATCGGCTTGTATGCCGTGATCGCTGGAGGACGAGTTGTAATACTCCAACTGAAGTCTGTTGGATCACTCGAATCGCCGAGCGTTTTGTTAGACCGATTTGTCGGAGAAGCAAGAGCGTTGTAGACTATGTGGATCTTGTAACCGAGATCGCCGGTAAGGTCATTTCCAACGTTGGTTCGATAACACAAACCGAATGACTGACGTCTTTGTTGGGTTATGAACATCCCAGGACGAGGTTGGAAAGTTCCATCGCAGTGAGCAAACTCATCAGGATAGGTGAAAGCCGTGATGGTCGCTTCGAACTCTTCGGCAGCAGGAATATTCAAATACTTGATGCCGTCGATGTAAAAAGGTTTTGGATCTCCACCTGAAGAAGTCTCATTGACTCCAGTCAAACCATTCCAAGCGACACCAGCTAGATCCCCGACGTAAAGAACCCCTCGGTCGATGCCAGCTTCATAGAAGCGAGAACCAGCAACGCCCCAAGTGAGCTTTGGCATACCGAATTCCTCCTATCATCCGGAAGTGCCCAATTGTGCTCTCCGCTTTTCGTTGAGTTCGCGGTTTCTTTGAGCAACTTCCGCTCTGCTCATTTTCTTCTGAGGGGCGTTCTTTTGATTACAGACTCTGATCAGAGTAATCAAGCGATTCAAATGCCAGTGTTGACACTCGAAGGGAATGTTCAGTGAAACCATCCAGTAATAGATGATCTCTGCTGTAATTATTTCTCGACTATGCCGCTGATTCGCTATCTCGCCAAACCAAGTAGCAGTCATCTTCGCGCCGATGTATTTATGAATAGCATCGACGTTTTCTTTGGAAGTGGAAAGTCTGGAGAAAACTTCTGAAGGAACTTTTGGAGTCAAGATCATGGCTTTGATGTACCAAAGAGTTTCTTCAGAAGTTTTATCACCATTCCCCAAGAAAGGCTTTTCAAAGAATGACTCCCATTTTGACAGTGAGGCCAGAGAGTGTTCCAGCTCCAAAGTGAAACTACTCGCAGTCACAAATTCGTCTGTCTCTTGGTTAAAAGCTTCAGACAAAGGAACGTTTATGGTAAGCACTCTCTGACCTCCTGTCGAAATGGATGTTACACGTAGTCGTAGAACCAGTCGCGGTCCACAACAGCGGGGAACTTGTAACCGGTGGCCGGAACCGCAGTCACAACAGTGTCCTCGGTGATGACGACGGCGCCAGCGGCAGCCACCTCACCAAGGATCTTGTAGACGACGCCCGTGATGCTCGGGATGGTGATGGTGTGAGTGCTGGAGTTGTAAGCCGGCATGGTCGGAGTGACCGTAGTGATGGTGCCAGCAAACAGAGCCAGAACATCGGTGGGGGTGGGGAGAGACGGGTCAGAACCAACAGTGCCGTAGAGGAAATCCTCCAAAGCACTCAGTGCGGTTGCGTCGACCTTGGTGGAGTCGATCGTCAGGCTCGCTGTGGGCTTGTAGCCGGGAACATCCACCGGAATGGTGGTGATAGCCCAGCTGAACGCAAGAGCCTCAGGCGAGTCGTTGACGGTCGCGTATGCCTTCTCAGAAGGAGCTGCAGTAGCTCCATAGATCAGGTGCAGCTTGTACCCGTACTCAGTGCCAGTCAGGTCGTTACCAACCTTGGTCCGGTAGCACAGACCGAAGGTGTGTCGGGGCTGCTGACCGATCGCGACACCCGGCTCAGGAGTAGCCGTTCCATCGCACTGAGCCCACTCATCGGGGTACGTGAAAGCCTCGATGGTTCCGCCGAACTGCTCGGCGGAATAGAGGTTCAGGTACTTGATGTTGTCCGCGTACTGCGGGTTGGCCTCAGCACCGGAAGGCGACTCAGTGACAGTCGTGAGACCGTTCCAAGCGTATCCGTTGATGTAGGCACCGGTGTTGTCGGGAATGTACAGAACGCCGTGATCGACACCGGTCTCGTAAATGCGATCGCCGGTCTGATCCCAGGCTAGTGTAGTCATTCACTTCTCCTCAGAAGTATAGTTTGAAAACATCATGATGCAGATTGTCTGCCGAAAAATACCTGTCGAAGATAGTCATCGGCAGAGCCGCAATCTTGTCTGGAATCAAACTGTCAGGATTCCTGTCGATCACAGTTACCTGATAACGCTTGTTGTATTTATAAGTGTGGTTGTTGGCGAAAACAGTTATCGCATTGTCACGTGCGTATACAACGCAAGGATACTGAATTTGCACATTGGCCGGAGGCTGGAAATATACGTTTGAAGTTCCCAAGGCCTCCTCAAGAAGTGTCTGCAAATCAACCCGTAGGCCCATTGTAAACACCTCCCAACGTAAGGAGGAGACGGGGACTCCGTACTTCGACCTCTGGGACCGTCCACAGAGTCCCCGCCCACTCGACATAGCGAATGGCAAAGAAATGGTCGTTGGCGTATGCGTCCGCGACAATGCTTATGGAGTTGTTAACAGAGAGATCGTTATTAACGCTCGCCCCATCGCGGGTCTGTCGTATGTTCTTGACTATGTCACCGAAATATGAGACATCGGTAATCACGTCTTCCCATACTCCTGGAGCCGTCTCCACAGATTCGCCGTATCCGACTCTTCCATAGAACCTTGCCATGGTAAAACCTGCCTACTACGCAGCCGGACGCTTGAAGGTCCACTCGTCAACGCCGGCCTGACCGGTGACAGCGAAGAAGTAACCGGAAGCCGGGAGGGCCTTGACCTTCAGAGTGGCACCAGCCGCAAGAGCAGTCTGAGCGCCAGCGCTGAGAGTAGCGTTGGTATCGGCGTTCTTGTAAACGACGCCAGTCTGCGTCGGGATGGTCGTAACACCCGTGGCAGAAACGAAGGTCGGAGCAGTCGGCGAAACCAGGACGTTGCCCGAAGCAGTCTTGTTGATGATGAGGGCGGCCTTGATCTTGACCATGGCGCCAGACATCCGGGTCTCGATCAGGTACTTGTACTGGTTGTAATCGATGTCGAAGTCATCGAACATGTTGACCTCGCCGCCCTTGTCCGTACCGACGTTGTAGTCGGTCAGGTTGACGACAATGCCCAGCAGGTTCGGGAATCGATCCATCGGGTCCACGGCGACAATGGAATCCACGTTCATCGCAGCAGCCAGCTCAGCGATGTTCGCGTACATCCGACGCAGGTTGGCATCACGCGTCAGGAGCATCTTGTTGATGGTCCGCTGCGTGCTGTAGAAAGTCGGCCGGCCAGTTCCCTTGTAGAACTCGCTCGCAGTCATGACCTGGTCCACGACCTCCGAGTAGCTGGAGTTCGCGTCATCCACATTGACATTGACCTGGGTGGCGTACAGCTCGTTCTCGTTGATGATCGAGCGGATGCCCTCACCGCTCGAAGCGGCCATCGGGTCGTTGATGTGGTCCGGGTCGTCCACGTCACGGCCATCGCCGACGAGGATCGCAACGGCGATCTCCTCCATCAGCATGATCCGCATCTCCAGCTTGAGCCAGGAGACGACATCGAAGTCGGTGATGTCGACGATGTTGTTGCGGTCGAGCTTCTGCTTCTTGTAGATCGTGGTCGGAGTGGTCGACCGGCTGGTGAGCGCGTACCACTCTTCCTTCTTGTACGTGCCGGTGATGTAACCCTTGGCACGGGCCTCGTCCTGCGTGATGTCCGCGGTGATGGACTTGATCCGGGCAAACGGGCTCTTGCGAGTACCGTCGATGACGCCCTGGACCCAAGCCATGTTGCGGCTGTTGAAGTCCGGAGTATTGTTGAGAGTCTTCGGGTCCGGGAAGAGGGCTTCGATGTTCTCGATGCCGTGCTGAAGGGCATAGCCCTCGACAGCGGTGCGGAGGGATCCGCTCTTCTTGGCATCCTCGAAGATGGTCTTCAGGTCGCTGTGCGACACCAAGTGACGCTCGACACCATCGCCATGCTGGATCTTGTTCTTGTCGGCCTGCTCGAACACGTTGGTCACGGAGCCAGTTCCTTCCTGGTGGACTACAACACCCTCTTCGGGCTTCTTGTCGTCGGGATTGATGCCCTCTTCGGGCTTCTTCTCGTCCGGCTTGGGCTCGACGGCCGTCTGCGCAATGGCAGCGTCCTTCGCCGCGAGAGCTTCGCTTACGACGATCGCAAGAACTTCCTTCTGATCGTCATTGAAGGTGTCCAGAACATCCTGAACAGTTGCTCCGGGAGCTGCGTGCTGAATGACGGGCTCCTCAAGCTTCTTGTCGAGAACAACTTCGATTTCGAGGCCCGTGTGAATGACAGCTTCGTCAGTCAGAACTTCGATGTCGTTCGGGTCATCACTGTGCTTGAGCTGAACGTAGTCGATGACCGCCTCAGGGTTGGCTCCGGCGAGCACGAGACTGACCTCACGAATTTCTCCGTGAACGACAGTCTGACCCTTCATCACCAGCTTGTTGGCGTAGATCGACATCGCCTTGATGTCCTTGTGCTGGACATACTCGCGAGCGTTCTGACCCTGCTTGGTTCCGTTGAAGAAACCATAGGCGTAAACGCCATCCTTGCGGGCTTCGAGAACCGCGTGACCGAGAACGTTCTCGATGTTGTTGTGACCGTGCTGGTAGACGAGCGGAAGCTGCATCTGGTCCATGTGTGCAAACGCCAGGGGGCTGATGGTCTTACCATCGGAGCACTTGACGTTGGCCTTCGTAGCGTAGCCGCTGAAGTCAGCGTTGGAGTTGTCTCCCATTTTGACTGTTCCCTCCTGATTCTATAGCTAGAGGCTGCTTAGCCTTTGCCAATTGAGGATTGTTCTTCAATGCAGCGGCAAGCACTGCAGCAGGATCGCCGGATGATGGTTGTGCAGGGAGAGTGTTCCCCGGTTGTGGCATGTTGCTGTTCATCAGCATGTCCGCCCTCGGATCCTTCGAAGGCTTCGTGCCGATCGCAGTTCTGATCTCGTTCGGAGTCAAGATCTCATTCCGAGAGAACATGTCTGCAATCTCAGCGATCTGGCTAAGAGGAACCAGGCTGAACAAATCACGGAAGTACATGATCGTCTGGCCTTGAGATCGAGCAGTCTTAGTCAGGAAGGTTCGCTGCATGGCTTCAACGATAGAATCCAGAATCGGCTTGACGGTTCTGTCGATGTAATTCAGCATCGTAGATTCGTCGGCCGTACCATTCATGATGGTGTCGGTCAAACCGAGTTCTGCATAAACCATGCTCGTCAAGTACTGAATCTGAACCAAGAAGTTGTTCTCAACCGGACGGTTGAGCTGCTGTATCTTCTCGGTACCGTCTGTGTAGGCGATTCCGTACTTGCTGCCCGTGAGCTGATTCTCAACATCCGTGCGTCGCTGTTCAGCCTGTTGCCTACGAGCTTCAGACTTGATGACGTAAGGAAGTTGGATGATCAGATCAAGCTTGCCGGAACTGGAAGCTTCATCAGTAGCATCCAGCAAGTTCAGCTTTCGGATCAGCCTTTGAAGAGTCGAGTTAGGTCGTTCATTACCGAGTAAAGAGGATTCTCAACTATAGCAACAAACTGCTTAGCAAGTGTGATCTCTTCGCGATAGCCCTTTTTCTCGTTATAAAGACTGACTCTCACATGTTGCGGGAACCAAGCAACCACTTCGCCGACACGAAGCGTTTGAACGTCGAATGCCCCTGAAATAGTCGGATCAGACGTCGTATCGACTGGCACGACGGCAATCGTTCCCTTTTGAAGCAGAGACATCGCCATGTCTTGACGGAATTGTCGAGCACCTTGATCGATGTTTGCTTCGACAGTCAAACAATTGTTCAGTCCGCTATTGATGTCTTCTACGTATCGACCATCTTTGTCAGTCCGGACGTGGCAGATATCAACACCAGCAACATCGATACTCATACGCGTGTAGATCGATGAGATGATGGTTTTCTCGGCTGAATACGTTGGACGCATTCTGTCCGGTCGGTAGTAACCAATGCTACCGCCGCCGGAATAAGGATCGCTTGGGTACTGATAGCTCTTCTCGTCCTGGAATGCGTTCCATGCGTGAGACAGCGTACTTCTCAGTCGAGAAAATACTCCTGCCATGTTCACCTCCTTTCCTTAGACAGCGGTCGATTCAACGACGCTCAGAACTAGGCAGCTTCCAGAGCCGCGATACGAGCTTCGAGCTTGGCGATGGCCACGTTGGCCGTGTCAGTCGCAGCAACGTTACCGACAGCGTGAGCAGCGTAGCCAGTCAAGACGACAGTCGCACCAGTATCAGCAACGCCGATACCGCTGAGAGGAACACCAGCCGCGCTGAAGAAAGCCATCTGTTCGAAAGGCTGACCCGCGATAGGCCTGGCGGCGGTTACAGGAACTACCTGACGAGTAGGCTGATTGTCACCCATGTTAAGAACTGCCTTTCTATTCGAACGAGTCCTTGTTTGCTTTGTAAGCTATGTAAGCGTCCATCAAGGCAGAGACGTTATCGATCTTTGCGTCTTGCCGTTTCTTCAAAAGCTTTCGGTTGCCATTTGTGTCTTCCATAGTGATCGCATTACCCATGGCAAACGTCATGAGGGTTTGATCGAATACGAGAAGACGCTCTTCACTCAAGATTTTGAGTTCTCCGAGAGGGACCGATTCAGTTCTTGCGCCCTGAATAACCTTCTCAATGCCGAAAGGACCATTCTCGGCCTCGTAACGAGTCACAAATTCTTTTGCGTTATACGGGTCGAAACCAAAAGCACGAATGTCGTATTCTGAATTCTGTATGAACAAGTCCAGATCTTCGTAGACTTCCATCATATCAAGAATTGTTCCTTCAAGAACATGAAGGCTACCTTCGTTGATGAATTCGTCGTACTTCATTCGCATAGCACCAGGAAGGTTCATCAACGTGAGAGACGTGATGTAACTTCGTGTTTTTACCCCAAAGCCATTTCGCAATGGAAAGAGGAATGTGAACGCACAGAAGTCATCGCCTTGTGAAAGGTCGGCACCGAGAGCGCAAGGCATGCCGTCAAAGGTCCTACGACGATGAGGAAGGGTTTCTTCGTAAGTGAAGAAGTACGTGTAACCCTCCATCGGTATACCAAAACGTTTAGCCAAGATGTCGTTTCGAGAAGCCGGTGCTTTTTCGGCTCGTTCAACGTCAAGTTGATAGGTGTCATACGTGATGGTTTTCCCGAGATTTGGATTTGCCTTGAGCCACATCGAAGGATCATTGACTTCCTCCAATTCGTCCAGCTTGTAATGCCAGATCGAAATGTGGGGCGCTAGATACTCGCCCTTGAGAATGTCAGCCAGCTCCATTTTAATGGTGTCACCAGAACCATTACGAACTGTTCCCTCAGAGCTGATAGCAACGATTAGATAATCGTCTAGCTTTGACGCACCCTGTTCGACAGCTCCAACGACATCTTCGCGAATATCGCCTGAGAGCCACTCATCGATCGTCGAAACTTTAGGCCTAAGGCCCTGCAGCTTGTTGATCGACATCGGTCGGATCTCCAGGAGGGATCCCGTCAAGAAATTCTCGATGCCCTTCTTGGTGGGCACCAATTTCTGTCGGTTCGCCCGAGAGCCAGTCGTGTTCTGGAGGGAACCCTCCGTCAGAAACTTGAATAGCGGGCCTCGACTTCTGACGATCGCAGTCCGAAAAGGCGACATGACTTCATCGGCTTGCTTCATCGTTGGGGCTGTGGTGATCTGATGCGTTGTCGATGTGTCAACATTCAAAAAATAGCTTTGTATGCACTCTGCGTACATCGATTTAGCAGCACCTCGGGCGACTATGAGATACTGCTTTGTGGTCAAACGCTTCTTGATGGTCTTATTGACGTAATGACCACCGTGATTATCTTCGTTTGGCACATAAACACTTCGATCAACGAAGTAATACCATCCAAAGATCTGTTCTGACCACAACTTGAAAGAAGGAAGCAGATGAAGATCTGATCCATCTGTCAGCGTGAGCTCATTCTCGCAGTAAAGAATGAAGCCCTCGACAACCAAATCGTCGTAGTAGATGTTCGGGTTGGCGATAAGCGCATCAACGCGGTTCATCTCCATCGAGACTTCCCTGTTAACAGGAATATCGCCACGAAGCACTGCATCGCGAAATTGGCCATAATAAATCGGTACTGCCGTGTTCGACAGAGCCATCGTCAACCCTCCCTTCTACTTCTTGAGAAGACCAGCAACCTGCTTGGCAGCTACTCCGGCTGCAGCCTTGGTCAGTTCCTGCTTGCCGATGCTCAAGAGTGTATCGGCGATGAACTTCGTGGTCTGCTTTTTAGCACTGGGCTGTAGACGATCGAATTGCTGTTCCAGGTTTAGCCGTGTAACGAGTTCCTGAAGCTCCTTTGTGCTGAGAGCCTTGGTTCCGCCAGACTTCACTTTTCCCTTGGATTCTGCAACTCGCTGAGCGTCATCTGACTGCGGATGTGCCGTCGGAGTTCCCTTTCCTCCGCGAACACCCCAATGCATACCCTTAATACCGTGGTGCGAGAGGATATCGTCAAGGGAAGAATGCAGCAACTCTTCGTTCAAAAGGCTGAAACCAGCATTCTTGTTTATCTCATGAAGTTTCTTAATCATTGTTTCTTTATCTGGAAACGATGATGGGACGATGAAACCAGGTGTTCTGTTCACACTATTACACCTCCTTAAAAGGAGTTGGATCAACGCCTAGTTCTTGATGCAGCGTTTTTCCCCATGCTTCCACAAAATTTGGTGGATCGGTTGCCCAATGATATTGGCTAAACAGTTCAGCTTCCAGTTCTTCTCGAACACCAGCAGTTCGAGCATATCCAGAACTGTCCCAAATACTTTGTCCGTCCAGTCTAGCCGTTTTTGAGGCAGCCTTTAGCGCTTTATCTCGCGCTTTTATATTCCCACCTTTTACTTTTTGTCCTCCGAGAAGGCCAACCGAAACAGTTTGATCAGAGTGGAATAGAGAATGCGCGCTCTCATGCGTGAGAAGACCTTTTGTGTTTCCAGTCCCAGGCGCATTCCATCCATCTGTTTCAGCTTCCTTCAATATCTTGTTCATGTTTTTGCTTTGAACAAAGATAGTAGCTTCGTTACGACCTCCAGCGAGTTTATTATCCTCGACGAAGGCCAAGAAATCTGGATCATAGTGTTGATGGTTTTTATCAAGAATTTTTACATTCTTAATATTGTAACCATAGCGATTTCTTATGAGACCAGAAACTTGGCGAGCAGCCTCTGCCGTATCCTTGTGCAGTCCGGGCTCAATATTGACGGACGAAGTTTCTGAACGAAATCCACCTTCTTGGTTGTTCCGAACACCCCACTTCATGCCCTTAACGCCATGATGCTTGAGAATTTCTTCGATTGTTATACGAGTGTTTTCTAGATCGCCTTCAGACATAGCAACTTCTGAATCACCTGAATATACGAGCTTGAACGTGGGGCCGATAGAGTCTTTCGTCCAAAAGGCGATTCGATCGAAGTTCACCCATGAGAATCCAGGAAACTCTCTGTCGTCCTTCTTCGCTGGATTGTCTGGAAAGCCCATTGTCAAATGTGGATTCCACTCGTCAAACTGACTGGTCGACAGAAACGCTTTCGAAACCAACGCATTCTTAAGAAGCTGACCGCGGAATGTGTCCACAGCCTTAGTCCACTTCTTGTTGAAGAATAGCACGTCAGCTTGACTGACTCCTAGAACACCACGATCCTGTACTTCCAACCCGAAAGGCTGGAGCAAGGAAGATGCATGTTCTACGAATCCAGAGACGAGATTCAATTCTGATACATCGAAGCCAGGATCGCCCAAATACAGAAGAGTCAAGTGAGGTTCTTTGACGCTTGAGAATTTTCGCACTGGATCGGATTCGGGGGGAAGAGCTACGATCACCAACTGGTTCCCATTACTGATTAGGGATTTGGGTTGGTCCACGAATCTCCCTCCCTCACAACATTGAGACGCCACTCAAGTTCTTTGATCTGCTTATCCATCGCTTCGAGAAGAAATGAGGTAAGCGTGGCATTGTCGAATAGGAGTCGAACTTTGAGACCCATGTAACTCTTGACAGACATAAGTCTCAGATCATCACTGAGGAAAGCGTCCCATGTTGGAGTAGCATTCTCAATCATGTAGCCTTCGGGTGGCCCGATTCCCAGTTGAGTCAGAGTCGAAAACACTGAGTTAATATGCATCAGAATACTGGGATCAAAGACAGTCAGACTTGCGTCGATACCCAGGATATTTTTGACACTGTTGAGAATGCTGGTTTCAGCCACGGTGAACACCTCCTTCGTTTGTCGTCCCTAAACCACAAAAACCAGACATCAAAGCAGCTTGTTGACCTCAGCCTGCACTGCCTTGGCGTCATAGCCCGCGGACTTGAGACGGTTCACTCGGTCGGTGCCATTGCCCCACTTTCCGGCGATGACCTCCTTGGCGACCTGAGTTACAGTCTTCTTCGGAACCGCAGTCTGACCCATCTGGCGGTTGACTTCGCCCTGAATGGCATCAGCATTGTAACCGGCTGCAGTCAAAAGCTTGACGCGTTCGTCGCCAGTACTCCACTTTCCGGCGATGACCTCCTTGGCGACCTGAGCGATCGACTTGGAAGATGAGGGAGAAGTCGGAGCAGATCCAGGATTCGAGGTGAATTCGTCGTAGGCCTTCTGGGCCTCAGTGATGATCTTGGAAAGATTCTTGACGACGTAAGGGCCGGGGCACTCAGTGGCAGACCAGTGCTTGTGACCGAAAACATTCTTGGCACTGGGGCGAGGGGTCTTGTCGATTACGTGAGCGAAAAGCCATCCGATAAGACGAGCAGTCGACTTCCAAGTAGTCTCAGAAACCGTCCAGTCAGGCGAGAACGTGGCGTTGGCCTGCTCGATGCTGATGCTGCTCTCGTTACCGTCAAGGTCGCCTACAGCCCAGGCATATTCACTCGCCTTGACATACTGAGCGACATTACCGGCAGCATCCACATCGAAATGCGCGGAAGCAGCTCGGGTTCGCCATACAGAAAGAAGACCCTCGTGCGTGAGGTTGCCAGCGTTGTGGTGAACAGTGACGGACGTCTTCTTGTATGAGGTGTGCGTGACGTGTCCCGTGGCACTGAGCTCGGTGATGAAGTTCTTGATGGGCTTGTCGTAGGCGATGGCCTCAGCCACGAGTTCTCCTTTTAGTTAAGTCGGTTCCTGACCGATGTTCTTCAGACGCATCGAGAAAGGATAAGTGGGGTGAGCGTAAACACGGTTTGCGTTTGCGGCGTAGGCACCTTTATGAGCCAACGCGAATGTCGCTTGCCCAGAATCGATGTGGGTATCGTCAACGACAAACATCGGTGGCATGGGATTTCTGCTCAAACCACTGAAATACGGATACAGTGCAGGATCGCCCTCGGCAGGAGGCGTCGATGATCCTGAAGTCGCGTACAGAGAAATAGCGCCGGTGTTATCTAGCAGAACCCAATCCATGTAATGCGAACCGATGTAGATGAACCCTGAGTATACTTCAATGCGATCGCCTGAAACCGCCTGGATAGAGCACTGCAGATGAGTTCCACCAGAAGTTTGAACAACCGTCCACGTAAGAGCTTCCGGCAAACCACTTAGATCATCGTCAGTTACTTGTACCTTGGCGGTTCGTTCGCTACTCCCAGAAGCACCAGGAACTCCTTGGATACCCTGTTCTCCTTGAGCTCCGTCAGCGCCATCAGTTCCGTTAGTTCCATTAGTTCCCGGAATTCCTTGGATTCCTTGAGCTCCTGCAACACCGGCAGTGCCAGGAATCCCTTGTATGCCTTGAAGTCCTCTAGGCCCAGCAACAGGAACATAGCTAGGAGCTCTTGGGTTGATCTCAAGAAGATCATTCAAATCGACGCCATTTGAAACGCCAGCAAGCGAAAAATTGCGAACGCTGGTTATCCCGCCAATAGTTACGTGAGCTTCCCACAACCAATCACGCGGATTTGAGCCGGAGGCTGAATTGTCGAGAAGCTCTACGCCCACTGTTCCATCGTTTGAAATCATTCGACCAAGAGAGTCAAATCGATAACTACCGCCTCCCGTCCAACGAACAGAAATGCCGTCGATCATGATTTCGGGGACGTTCGGAATCAAGCGAATGATCCCACGAACCCGTTCACCTTCAGCAGCAGTTCGAGACGTGAAGTTTACTACTTTCGTCGGAGTGCCTTCAGGGAAAGACAAGGAGTCACTCCTCTCTACCAAAGTTTTGTGTCGTTGGGCTTGCGTGGGACGAAAGGCCGGGGAAGTAGTCTTTCGTCACCGTAGTGAATAGCGTTGTGAGTTTGATGCGTCGTGCTTATCAAGTTGTTCGGGTCTAGCATGCTCTCATCAGCATACTGAATATCAAGAACAGTTAGAGGCTTCAGGTGGTGAATGTAGATCCTATCGTAGATCTCGTATCCAGCAACACCCAAATCACATCCATTGTCTCGAACAATGATTTGGTTTCGAACGTGGCGCCACTCGGAAGATGTGTAAAACTTCTGGTTGACGTAACGATCAAACCCGAACGTAGATCTTCCAACTTCGCCACGAAGAGCGAGGTACTTAAACCGATCTTCGAAGCTCTCTATTCGTCGAAGTTCTGAGTAAGTCCTAATCATCAAACTCGTCCGTCGTATTAATTGGCTCTTGTCCTGAGTAAGTGCGCATGGCACCGAGCGCAGCCTTGTAAAGTTCCTCGACTGCTTCTTGCGATTCTATCTGCTGTCGCTTAGCAACTAGAAGTTCGTTCTCGTGAGACAGACGTTCTTGTTCGAGGCGTTCTCGTGAGGAACCGAGTTTCAAGAAGTGCGTGATCTCTTGTGCAGAAGCAGTGCCTTCTCGAATACGCTTCTCGGCCAGGTCATGAGCCAAGCCAATCATCTGTTGTTCTCGGCCCTCAGGAGTTGTCGCTGTTCTACGATTACTTGTCCCGGATTCAAGACCACTTTTACGACCAGCAACCATAGTTTCAACTCCTTTCAGAGGGGTTCATGACAAGCGAAAGAGGGGTGGGTCAAGGGCGGGGAGACTTCCCCGGAGCTGCAGAGCAAAAACTTTCTCCAAAAAGTCCCGCCGGGGATATTTTCAGG